GGTACGGCCACACCGCTGCATCCCTCATGGGTGATAAGGGGGATGGGAACGCCAATGTTGTAAAGTTGGACGCCCTCAACCATACTCTTGTAGCAGGTGCGTCCATTGCTGCGGAAAGCCTCTTTGTGGTCTATTACCAGAAAGCTCTGCATTTCCATAAAGTTTTCTCCTCCTAACTTTCAATACCAATTTGTGCCGTGGTCATCAGGATAATATACGAAGGAAAAACTAGAGAGCAGCGAAGCTCTCTAGTTATAAAGTCAGTTGGCAATGGTGGGCTTGGGTGTCTCCACCTCGGTGGCCTCATCGTCGCAAGAGGGGCAGCCGCAGTGGCATTCATCATCGTCAGGCTCGGGCTCTCCCTCTTCGGTAGTCTCCTCGTTGGAGATATCCTCTTCGGCGTCGGTCTTTTCCTCCATCCAGGAGGGAGTGAGGGTGCCACCATTCTCCACGCAGTGAGGGCATTTATTCACCGCGTAGTCATCGCAGCTCACGCTGCCGCAGTGCCCTTCCTCTTCGGCGGTCTCTTCCTCGGCGGGCTCCTCATCGGATTCGGTCTCCTCAGATTCATCATCGTCGGAGTCCTCTTCAGTCTCTTCCTCTTCGGAGTCGACCGGGGTGCCATCTTTATTGAGGTCGGCGAGGATTTCGTCGATGGTGACGCCGGGGCATAGATCGGCGAAGGTGGTGCTGCCCTCGATGGTCTTGCCGGGGAACTGCTCCACCAGGGTGGCCTTCTCCTTGGCCAGGATGGGCATAAGGTCGTCCATCATGGCATTGATGGCCTTGTGCAGCTGCTTCTCGGTGTAGCCGCCATTGGCCACCACATTGAGCACCGAGAGGAGCAGGAAGCCCACCTCCACCATGTAGGAGGGGCCGCCGGGCAGATCGTAGATGGCGCCACTGCCCTCGCAGTCATAGAAGTTCATGACCAGGGTCTTGACGTAGGCGCACTTGCCGCTCTCATACTCCGCCTCAAAGACGTGGGCCAGCCAGTAGGTGAGGAAGAAGACAAAGACATCGATCTTGTCGGAGGTCCATGCCAGATTCTCACCCTGATTGGGCAGAGTCTTGGGCGCCACCATGCTGGTGAAAATGCGGCGGAACTTTGTCATGTTCTTATCGTTGAAGACGGGCATGAAGACCTTGTTGACGTACTTCATGGCATCCTCGGGGCTCTTCATAAACTTCTTGAAGATCTCCAGCACGTTATTGGGGTAGCGCAGCTTGTTGAAGAGCACGTCGAAGTTGGTGCGGTCGCCATAGGCGGCAGCGGTGATGTCCAATCTCTTGAGAATGAGGGCGTGGTTGGTGGGCTTCTCCTCATTCTTCTCCATGGCGCTCTTCCGGATGGCCGCCGACTCCAGCATGGACTTGGAAATGAAGGAAGTGGAGGCCGTGACAGTGTGGTCAATGGCCCCAATCATACGGTTCAGCAGAGTCTCGATGCGGTGAGCCTCAGAGTTGAGCTCATCATACTTGTCATAGAACTCATTGACTGACTTCTTCAGATCGTCGGGAGAGGGCGCATCGTCCAGAGCGTTACCCTGAGCAATGAGGGTGGAGTAGGTATCCTCAGAGATGTCACCTACCTGGTCCACCATCTCCTTGCTGCTCTCCAGATCGCCAACATTCTTGATGGCCTGATTCTTCTGAGCATAGAGGTCGATGAAGGGCAGAGTGCGCAGCCCAGCGAAATCGGCCACACACTTGTCATAGAACTCGGTATCCTCCACCTCAACCTCAGCCTCCTCCTCGGAAGCATCAACCTCATCGGCGGCCTCTTCGGGCTCAGTCGCCTCTTCATACACCTCGGCGGACTCTTCCTCGGTGGTCTCCTCAGTTGTCTCATCGGCGGCCTCTTCAGGCTCAGTCGCCTCTTCATACACATCGGCGGACTCTTCCTCGGTGGTCTCGTCGGCGGTCTCTTCCTTCAGAGCTTCTTTGGTCTCCTCTACGGCTCTCTGGTTATACTGATCCAGGTTGTCCTTGATGGAATGGATGTCCTGCTCGGGGGTGTCGGCAGTGATGCTGGGGGATTCATCATAGTTTTCATTGGTAATTTGAGCCATAATGTGTTTCGTCCTTTCTCTGTGGTGTTAGATGTTGAGATCATAGCCCTTGAGGCGGCAGATGATATCGAAGCACACTCTGCCCTTCAGGGAAATGTTCTCCTTCACTATGGTTCTGATGTGGGACATAAAGCCCCCATCAATGATGCCTTCATTATACATGTTGAGCATGGGAGCCAGGGCCACATAGCCCTCCTCCATATTGGCAAAGAAGTCCTCGGCCGTCATCTGGTCGATGACCCAGTCCACCACATCATAGATGTTGGAGGCAATGAGGGCCACGTCCTGATCCACCATGGATCTATTGACCTCACTCACGGCGTCTCTGCGCTGTCTCATCTCCTCGAACTGGGCCGCCAGCTCCTTGGTGTGTTGGCTGATAAAGCTCAGCAGCACATTGAAGAGGTTGCTGCGTAGATCCAGTACGAAGAAGAGATAGAGTTGCAGGGCCACACTGGGAAGTTCCTTGTAGTGCTCCTCCAGATAGGTGCTGTCCACCGTGAAGTTAAAGGCCTCTGTAATGTGGTTGATGTAGAGAAGGCAAATTCTGTAGAAGAGCTCTTCGGCCTGGGAGTATACCTCCGGGTCAACGCCCTTCTCGTGATCTCTAATCGAAGCATATCTCTCATAAAGAATTTTAAAGTTGTCGATCATGGTTTCGCAGGCGTCATCATTGAGAGAGTCCAGCTGCATGTCCAGCAGTCTGGCATTCTCTTCCATGTCAAAGGTCTCTATGACGTCTGACAAGTCCAAATAAGAACTATCTACCATTGCGAATGAGGTCTCCTTTCTCTAACGTGAAATGGATATTTTAGCTTGAAAATCGACAACTTTGTATTCTTCGATTACGGAGGGTGTTAAGACCTCCATGGTAAAATATGACACAGGTTGCCGATTGGGTGATTAAGATGACTCACTAAACAATGGTGTAATCTGAAGAAAAGACAAGGTGTTACTCCGGTGTTTGGGCCGTTCCCGAGCATCGCCAGTCCGGATATGTTCTGTGAATCCTCCTTTTCAGCAGAAAGAAGAAGATGGTACCATTGGTACCATCTTCTTCTTGTCTCTCTAGACCCAGTCGTCGGGATCGAACTGATTCTCGGGGTCCTCTCTGAAGTTGCCCCTGAAGATTCCCATCTCGAAGGAGTCGCGCTCGGCTTGGGACAAGAGGTCCACCGGACCCACGTCGTAGCCGTAGTCCTCCTCCTTGTTATAGAGGCGCTGTCGGCCGCCCATGTGCATGAAGGGCATGCCCACCTTGGGCTCCTCTTCGGCGTCATAGATTTGACGATCAAAGGAGATCTCATCCTCTCCCTGGAAGGAGCCAGTCGCTCCGCGGTAGCGGGGATCGTATTTGTTACGCAGAAAATCCTCCTGTTCCTGTGCCTGGGCCATTTCCGCGGCATAGTCCCTGGCATCCCTCAGGGGGTCTCTTTCTTTTAGAAAATCTTCAAAAATGCCTCTGTACTGCTCGGGAATTTCCGACATCTGAGAGCGCACTCTGGCTCTGTAGGAGCGTTCGTCCTCTTTCTCACGGACGTGCTCTTCATCGGGAGATCGCATCCTACGGCTGACTCCAAACTCCTCCAGGTTGCTGGCATTGAGGTAGACATAGAGCCCAATGAGGTAGGCCATGACACAGTCGTCGTGCTCTCCAGGAGCCGCCTCAATTTTACCAGTGGGCTTTCTGATGAGGGTCAGTATCTCATTGACCAGGTGCTCGCTGTAGATGCAGTCAATGTTTTCCATGACCATATTCTCCAAACAGCCAAAAAGAAGATTGCGGCTCTTGGTAGAGGTGACAAAGCCCTGAACCTTACGGTTCAAGACGGAGTTGGGGATACCGCCGTACTTATCGGTCTTCTCAGAGAGCAGCTGGTTCATGCGGTCTGCATCGTACCATATTCGGTTGCGGTAGTGGGTATCGGAGATGCGCTGTATCAACTCACGGCCACGGTTGGACTCTATAACCAAGAGGGAGCGAGGACACTTGTCATCCATCATCTTCACTATGAAGTTGGCAAACTCCTTGGGGGAGATATAGGGGCATTTGTACTCAGCCACCACCTTGTAGGTGAAGGGGTTGATCACAATCATGGCGTTGTTATCTTCACTGAGGCCCTCGGCCGGATCTATCCCAATGATGTAGGGGATGCGGCGGTTAAACTTCTCATAGATGGAGAGGTAGGAGATGTTATCTACCGCCTTGACGGGCACTTCCTCTATGGGGCTTCTCACATGGGAAGACAGATAGAGCTGCTGCTCTCTGGTGAAGGGGGACATGTTGGAGCCGGCCAGTCTCTTCAGGTTGATTTCCCGAAGGATAACCTCCTGGTTGTAACCGCAGAGGTTGCACTGACGCTCGTACCACTCCATGCTCTTCTTGAGCTGCTTCCAGTCATGCTCCACAAAGACGATGCCGTTATAGCTGGTAGAATAGATTTCCTTTTTGATCTGGCTGATGGGCACGTCATAGAGATCGTCTTTCCAGACAAACATGCCCTTGACCTCTTTGGTGCCTCTGATATAATCGGTGGCGTTCTTGCCATCCCGCGTCGATAGATCGCCCGAACCTATCCTTCCCTATGGTCTCCCATAAGGCCTGACTATATCTTCATCCTCCATCCCTGTTACCAGGATAAAGGAGCCTCCCATTTCCATTTAAGGGTATTATGTCCAGTTACATCTCACTGGAGGACCCACCTCAGATGAGGCTGTACTCTACTCGGTTCTTATGATAATCTTTCGACTTTATCACTCTCCTTTCGATAGTCGATGAACCTTCCTCTGCGGTGCTGAGTATATCAGAGGCTTGGCTGCGGATTGTCTCTATCTCAGAGCTTGTTACCGTACCTTGGTCATTACACCTTGCCACTTCACCGTCGCCGATGGAGCTTGGTACTCTGAGCTTAGCGAGGGTTCCCCGCAATTAAAGAGGTTTAACTATGACTCCATTACTGGAGCCCACTCCCAGCCATCTATACAGATTTCATTGTAGGAGTGCTGAGCAGCAACCGGCTGCTGCATGAATTATTGGCCATGGCGTTCTTAGATGCCGTGGAGTATGCGAAGACGGAGGCATTGATGATCTCAGTATTGAAAGCTTCATAGTCCCATTCGTCATACATCATGATGGGCGCGGTGTAGCCACGGCCCAATCTGGTTGCGGCCTCTTTGGAGATGGCGCAGGGCATAACTTTGACACTGTTATTGGTCACAGGGTTCTTCATGGTAGTAATGTTATCAATACCCTTGACCTCTTTGCCCTCTTCATCGAAGGCTATCCTCATCTGTAGGTAGACAGGATAAAGATCGCGCTGGTCCTTCATGCGGGCCAAATTCTCTTTGGAAAGGGCCATATCTTTATTGAATAGAAGAATGGCCGACGAAGTGGATCCAAAGTGATAGGCGTAATTGATCTTCTGAAGGGCGTCCTGGGTCTTACCAGTCTGACGAGGCTTGGAAGCGTAGGTGTCGATGTGGTTGATGAAGAGGTACCATGTGGCCAAATTGGTCCGATCCAGCTGGTATTGATCTCCACCACCCGATTCTATGGGTTTACCCTGAGCAGGGATGCGGGCAATCTCCCTCAAATAATACCAGGGATTTACCACACACTCCAGATAGACCTTGATCTGCATATCTAAGGGGAGGGCCGGCGAGTAGGGATCCACTCCCTGCAAATCTCGGTCATATAGCTTGAGGAAGAATGTATTATTTTTGATGCCCAGACGGCGGAGGTCCTGGTGGACGTCCAAGAAGCTCTGGTTACGGGTCTTCCAGTCGATGATGGGGCGTCTCCTTTGGATAGTGCCCTGAGCGGCAGTGCGCAACATATCCAGATCATTCTCAATGGCGGCCGGTACTGCTCCCTCATCGGAGTGGAAGCGGGAGGATATGATGGTAAGATCGTGCTCGCCATAGCTGTCATCGTAGAGACTGGGTCCAACGGAGCCATCATCCATGATGTTGTAGGGCTTGAGACTATCTATGGTGCTATTGGTAATTTTGGCCAAGACTCTTACCTCCCTTTCTTAGCCTTGATTTTAGCCCTTTGTCGAAAGGATGAGAAAGCACTCTTACCTCCAATGGAAGTAAGAGTGCGTAATTCAGTCATCAAAGCTGTAGGCCAGTCGGTCGCCCTCATCGGCAGTGGGCTTGCCAGTGCGAGGATCGACGTAGTTGCCGAAGGTGAAGACGCCCCAAGTGCCAGGAGCGGTAAAGCCCCACTCCGGGAAGGCGTGGCCATACTTGTCATAGAATACCACTCTCAGGTAGCCTAAGCCCAGACCCTTGGAGCGGTCAATCTTATAGCAGTTGCCGCGTTCGCCATCTTTGGTCAGGGCGTCAACCGCATCCTTTGTGACCTTGGGAGTCATGGAGATGTAGGTGTTGACATCCTTGAGAGCCATGGCATGGCCATCACGCAGTGCCTTTACCAGACTCATGT